TTGAAAGTTGACAAGGACGTTGCGATTTCGGACGTGGTTCCGGTTCGCAAAGCCAAGAAGAAGACTGCGAAGTGGTCTGTCTTGGACAAGATGGATGTCGGCGACAGCTTTGTCGTCGGCTCCAAGCGCGAAGCCGCTCTTGCTCGTGCGTATGCTCATCGTCATGGAATGAAGGTGAACATTCGTCGTGTAGACATTCGCAAACATCGGGTTTGGAAGGCCCAGTAAACTAACGAGGGGGACGGGTGCGTCCGTCCCCCCACTACTCTGTGTCAAAGGAGCTACCAATGAACACTCAACAACATCTGCAAAAAGCGTGCCAACTTCGAGAGCTTGAGAAGGATGACGACTATCGCATCAGAAATGCTGCTCGTTATCAGGTTGGCCTCAGTCAAGGCAAAGTCTTGGTCGATATTATGAAACAACTTGGCATGACCGGCGAACACCTACAGGATATTCGCCGACATCACTGGAGTGGTATGCGCAAACTGGATGCCAACCAGTTGCTGCGCGGTCAGGCTGACCTCTGGTATGACAACAATCGTCTCGTGAGAAACCTGCGTGATGAGATGGCTAGCCAGCCCGACCCGTTTGACTTCAAGCTGTCATGGCTCAAGAGCTATGGCGACTTGTGCAACAAGTGGTTCAAGGAGATTGATACTCGACCAAAGCTGTACCTGAAACATGCTGCGTTCAAACTCTATAGTCATCGTCCTGACTACCCGCAGACGTGGTGGCTCGACCCTCGGCTCAAGCGTGGGCCTTGGAATGAGGCGGCTCGTACTATTCCGCTTGAGGGTTCGCTCTCAAAATGCAAGGTGCGCCTGATGATGGAGTATCAAACTCAGCAGCATTCAACGAGCGAACACACGCAGTGGTTGGAGTTCCCCATGACTTGGGCGCATCAGGTCAAGCGCCTTGGCATCCCGTCTTTGGAGAACAAGATTGTCTTCAGTGCGGAACCGTGCATGACGACCGAGGTTCATGGCGCTCTCATCGAAGGGTTCCGCGCCAAGTGGTACAAGCTCGACCGTAAGCTGGGGTGGACCATTGACGAAGGATACATCGCCAAGTGTGACGACATGTATCGTACATGCAAGTCCCGCATCCACATTCCGACCGTCGCCAAGCGCAAGGTCGCCAAGACCGTGACTAATGAATTGCTGGATGCACTCGGCTGATGGGTGTCGATAAACGTATCCACGACCTGAAAAATATTGTCGTCGGCAATGGCTTTCGGGTCTTGGATGTCGAGCGCAGCAAGCATGTTAAACTTACTGTCACTGATGGTGACATAGTTTTCAAGGTTGTTGGCTCGACGACACCGTCGTGTCGAAGGTCAAACAAAAACTTTACCACTCGTTTGAGGAGAGCTTATCGTGAAGCAAAAGAAAAAGAGAAAGGAGGTATCGACTTCCCGTAATCCATTGGCAATGTCGCTGGCCAACCCGTTGTTCAGACGACGGGTGGTCAGCCCAAAGAAAGGGAGAGGTTCTTATGACCGTGGAAAAAGCAAAGCGGCGGCTCGAAGCTCGTCGGAATTTTCACAATGCCATGATGATTGAGGCAGCTTGGAAGGACAACGCCTACCTCGAACAATTACATCGCCAATATGTCCGGCGGCTCGAAGCAGAGCTTGACCGTCTTGGACCGGACATTGATTGGTGTAAAGCAAATTTCCAAGACGACGTGCAAGGAGTACCTATATGAACGTAACCGTATACACCGGCGCTGGCATCAGCGCAGAGAGTGGCGTCCCGACATTCCGGGACAACTCAGAAACAGATGCACTGTGGTCTCAGTATGACCCCGGCATTGTCTCGACCGTTGGGGGCTGGGACAAGAACCTTGAGATGTTCCAAGGATTTTGGGAGATGGCAAGGGAAGCGTGCGAGAAAGGCACATACGATGGCAAGCTCATCGGCCCGAACGCTGCCCACTACGAGCTTGCCCGTTGGGAAAACATCGTGCTTGACAAGGGCGGTGTCTTCAATCTTATCACCACCAATGTGGACAACCTGCATGAGAGAGCAGGCAACTACAACCCAATCAAAATCCACGGCGACATCATGCAAGATGGCCGGATGCTGCCGAACGGATATGTGATGCCTGACATTGTGCTGTTTGGAGATTACAAGCGGATGGAGCAGCGGATGCATGATGCGATTGCAATCTCTGACATCTTTGTTGTCATCGGCTCAAGCCTCTCGACAGGAGATGATGCGGCTGTGTATCAGGCCAAGCAGTCTGGTGCCTTGACCATTGAGGTCAACCCAAACCCGACTGGCTGTCGGCACTATGACGAGGTGGTCACGTCCAACGCTGTCGAAGGTGTTCCAATGGTGTGGGATAAGTACATCGCTCCCCGTGTCAAGGAGTGGTCATCTATCTAAATGCTGACAACACCGTCTCCAAGTGCTAGCATCGTCAATAAATTGATGCCGCATTTGGAGACCAACTTGAGAAGGAACACTGAAATGAAAGAGAGGTTCAAAGAAGCCGCGCGCGTGTACCGGGAGAAGTATGGTCCTTGTAACAAGGATAACTTCACGAAGGACATGAGTGTCGAGAAGGTGGAGGACACCATCACACTGTTCTTCAAACTTGGGGAGTTGCACAATGAACATCATCGACAGCTTGCTGACCGTAAGTACCAACAGGAGTGGAGGGACAGCAACCGCGAAGCCGTCCGCACCTATCAGCGGAACTACGCAAGAAAGCGGCGGGGTACGTCGCCCGAGATGTATCGCCTGTCGAAGTGAGGCAGACGCCTATTTCGGCACGATGTATTTTTGTGCAAAGCACGCACTTGAATATCAACAGGGGCGGCGGTTGACATCGCCGCCCCCAATCTTTGGAAGGAGGATTGATGCCAAAGACAAAACTTTGCAAGGAATGTCAGAAGAAACGTGACGCCATTGACTGGCGGACATTTCCCAATCGACTGCCCCACTATGTGTGGGCTGATGGAAGAAAGGTCTTTCACTTTCACGACGGCAGAACAGACCGTGCGTACTGTGACCGTCTTGTCAAAGAAAAGAACTACAACTCGTGGAGGTACATGTAATGTCCAAGCTCACCCATCTCGTTCACTTCAACCCCATACCAGTGCCTGAAGATGTGGCAATGGAACTGTCTTCGCCTGACCCATACGGGCTGCGCATTGACTTGGAGATTGAACTGCTGAAAGAGTATTGCTCACAGCCAATCGGTACGGCGCAAGAGCGTGAACCATTCCCTCAGATTGCAGATGTCACCGTTATGTCCGAGAGGGCAAAGAAGGTTTTGAACGGGCATGTCCCTGCCACTGTTCACATGGTGAGAGATGCGCTGCACGGCAAGCTGGAAGATGATACCAAGGGAACGACCCAGTAAAATCAAAAAGAAAGGGGCCGTGGTAGGCCACGGCCCCTTTCAATGTGTCGAGTGAGCAGTCACTCAAAGAGTTATATATAGATTAAGTCATCGGTTGGCAAGCCCGTCGGCGATTATCATACCTAAAACCTGTTTGCAAACTTGCCCATGATTTGGTCGAGCGCGTCGAGCGCATGTCCCAAAACAGATATACCCTCGGTCCGCAACTTGCCGCCATACTTGCGCTGCTGTTCCCTCATGCTCTCATCATACAGAACAACATTGCGCATCACAGATACCGCCGTTCTTGATACACGCCGCCTGACAAAGTCTTCGACCTTCTTCAGTATAAGTCTGGCTTCAGCCTGTTTGTTTGTGACGATTGGCTTACCCGTACCTACACGCAGCTTGCCAACCTGACTGGTGAGGTGAGGCGTTGCCTGTGCGGTAGAGGCTAAACCTAGATACCAGTTTGCCGCTTGATGCTGGCTATTATTAATTCGCCCATCAATTAAATATCTGTCAACTAGTCGCTGGTCAATCCTGCGAGTTCGTGTTTTGTTCTTGTCGGCCCACTCGACACGCAACGTGCCGTGAGGCGTGCGGATAATCCGCTCAGAGTTCTTCTTCGTACTCATAGAAATGCGCCGTCTCCTCGTCATAAGTAAACAGAACCTGACCTCGCTTACCAATCACATCTTCATACCGTGACTTGGCGGTACGGGCCATCGTAACCCCAGCCTGACGATGGATTATTACGCCGAGGTCGCACTTGTTATACCACATAGCAGACTGTTCGATGTCATACAGGGTTGGGATTTCTACGTTCCCGTCCTTGTCTTTGTTTACCTTGCGTGGGTGGGCGACGACAATCAAATGGATGTTGTTCTTTATTGCGAAACGCTTGAGCGTCTTAATAAAGAAGCCAATGTAGAGGGTCATGCTCTCGCCCTCTGTATTGTGTTCCATCTCGTTGAACGGGTCTATGACCAGAACATCACAGTCGTGCTGTATAACCGCAACTTGCAGGCGTTCGATAAGCCACTCAAGATTGACTGCATCATCCCACGACGGATGAATGACACGGAAGTGTTTGTCAATCCAGTCGGCGCAAGATGCTTGGCGTTTCTCTTCGACCTGCTCCCAGCGTTCAGGCATAGCCTGCTTGTGAAACTCCCAAAGATACCACTTGCGCAAGGCGCGAAGATGGTCTGTCTGGGGGGACTGCTCGAAGCTGGCAAAGCACATACGCAAACGATGCTTCACAGCCAGCTTGCACATAACATGGTTGAGGAATGTTGACTTACCTGAGGATGGGACGCCAGTGAATACACTGAAGTCTCCGCGCCGCAGCTTGTAGTGATAGTCAAAGCTCCCCATGCCAAGGTCATAGACCGGCTTCTCCTCTGCCTTGGGCAGGTCAGAGAAAGCAAACACACCCTCGACAGGGAACCACTTGGCCCTTTCGATTGTGGCCTCAACGCCCTTGGCACCGTAAGCCATGAGCGCATCATTGAGGTCCTTGCATCCCTTTGGGTATTGTACAAACTTGCACCGGGTGCGGCCAAGCCGGACAGCCAAGTCATCTCGAAGAACCTGCCCGTTACCATCGCCATCCACTGCGAGAATGATTTCAGTACATTCCTCAAGCAGTGGTAGCATATCTCTCACGAAAGCGTACTTGTTGCTGACATCATCACGGTCAACATCAATCTGCTTTGAGGGTGCGCCGAACGGACAAGACACTGTCCGACGAAAGCCGCACTGCACTGCCGTCATCGCATCCAGTTCCCCTTCAGTTATGATGAGGGGTTCCTTCATAAGCGTCGGGTCTTGCAGGCACTGCCTGTTCCAAGCCACCTGCTCACCGCCAGCGTCAGTGCTGAACTTCTTGTCGTATGTCCGGTACTTGTTGTTCACCACCTTCCCGTCTTTTTCATACGGAAAGACTAAACACTTAGATGAACGGGAGCTTGACGCGTAGACCCCCAGAGCTTTTGCGGTGGTGTCTAAAAGGCCGCGCTCCTGAAGATGCGTAACCGCTTCCGGGGGCAACCCCACTTCTCCATCCGCAGTTGTGGCATATGACATAGATATCTCCCTCCTCCGGGTGCCTTACGGCAAGGCACCTGTCCATCTTGTTTTTCCTTTGGTCACTGCACTTCGGGCAGCGGCATCGACGCCAGCCGCCGAACGTGCCTCGGTGCAGCAGCGTGTCAAGCTCAGTCCCGAACGCGCCATGCTTCTGCAAGAACTCATCCACCCGCGCCATCACATGCTGTCCCATTGCTTGTTGAAGATGCTCGTGTCCTTCGGCTTGGGAGCCTTCTGATAATCCTGCCAATGCTGCTCCTTGAGGAACCGCTTCGGATTATAAATTGCACGGTCACCAGATGAGGCGTAGTTTCTCGCCGCCTCAATCAACTGGCTTGGCAGGATACCTGCTTCAACCGTCTCCCTGAATGCATTGGACGCGGAGTTTCTGCCGGTCTTCGGCCACCGTCTCTTAGTGCCATCGTCCTTGGTGCCACACGGATAGGCCGCATGAAACTCTGACCACCCTTCTATTTCTTTTTTTATTTCTTTAGTTTCTTCTTTATGTGGCGCTTGCTGTGCGGTTTCTGTGGCAACCGTGTGGCGGGTCGGATTGTATTTGTCATAGTTACAAACACTTACCCGTGTCATTCCCATGTCACTTACTGTGACAATCATGTGGCACTTCTCAAGCCGGTCGAGAAACCTGCTGACCCTCTTGGCATCCCAATCTATCTTGTTCGACAGCTTCCTCAGGCTGGTAATAAAAGAGCCGCGAGGGATGGACACACGCACACCATTTACAAAGGTGACTGTATCTTCCCAAGCGGCCCGTTCTATTATGGTGACCCACAGCACGCGCTCGTCGTTGTCCTTGAGGGCTTCATTATCCATCCACCCCCGGTGCATCTTGATGTAACCGACGTTCCTCATTCCCCCTTGTAACTTGGGGTCACGGGACCGTCAATACATTTTAGACGCCGCATGAGCCGCCGTGTTGAGTGATGTCACAGATGTCGTGGGTCTCGACCGCCTCCTCAAACTCTGTGCCAAGGCGCTCGACTGCCTCCGAGTAAGGCACAGATGTAAGAGGCTGTCCACCCCTTGCTCCATCTGGGTAGCAGGTGAACCCGCGCAAGCCGTGTGCATATTTTGCCAAGGTGTCAGCAAACTTGCGCACCGTGTCCGGGTTGTTCAACTCAGAGTTCCACGAGGGCAGGTTGATTGTGGACGAGATGGACATGTCCACATACTTCTGGACATCATATTGGAACTTGATGCGGCGCTCGTAGTCCTCCGCAAGGTCGATGGCGCTTTCAATTTTGTCCGGCTTGGCATCATAAACGTCAATCATTTCCTGCGCAGCGGAGTCCACTACATATTGATAGTGCCAGCGAGTTCCCTTGAGATACCGGCGCTTGTACGCAACGGCAAAGATTGGCTCAATTCCGGTGGTTGTACCGGCAATGATACCGATTGTGCCTGTTGGTGCGACAGCACGCTTGGCAACGGAGCGTGATATACCAAGCTCGTCACAGAACTTGTCTGCGGTCTGGTCGGACACTGCTTTATATATGTGCAGCCAGTTGTGAAGTTCGTCCGTCACCTCATACTTGGACCCACGCTGGATGAGCCACTCGTGCAAGCCCATCAAGCCCAGACCAAGACGGCGGTTCTTGGCCCGTGTGCTGTACACTTTTTCGTAAGGGAGTTCGGCAGCAAGAGTGCCACAGACCAAAAACTTTGTGGCCAGTCGAACAACATCCATCAACTGCTGCATGTTTGAAATACGGGCGAAGTTGAGAGAGCCAAGGTTACACAAGTCCGAGTCGTCTTCGCTCGTGACTTCTGTGCAGGCGTTACGCAGCGTCTCACGTTCTTTGTCAAAGAAGTTGAAGCTGAACCCCGGCTCTGCTGTGGACAATGCCTGTTCACAATTTTTCAAGAAGACTTCACCTACCTTGCCTGTCTGCCAGTAATTCAACAGCCAATCGGTGTCATAGTTGACGCTGATATTGGTGAAGTCGAGGGGCGCAGGGAAGTTAAAGTCCTCTTGCTTGATGTCAAACATGGTTTTACCTGTCTGACCGACCGGCATGTCATGCCAGTTCTTCGCGTTCAAGAACTCCTTGATGTCACCGTGCTGCCAGTTAAGGCTGGCATAAATTGCAGACCGGCGGGAGCCACCCTGCATGACGGAACGACCAATCTCATTTATCATCCGCATCTTAGTGACGGCACCAGATGCAGTACCACCAGTACCACCAAGAGCGGAGCCAGCCGGGCGATACACACTATAGTCCACACCAATGCCGCCACCTGTCATCAGGCAGGACTCGGCCTTCCAAGAAAGGTTGGCCCAGTCTTCACGGGTGTCCTCCTCTGCGCGAAGAAGAAAGCAGTTGTTGAAGAACTTGCGCTTGCGCCCAGCATAATAAAGATACCTGCCACCGGGTACGAAACGAAGCTGAGTAATGTGTTCAATCAGTTCCTCGCGCTCATCCTTTGGCATCTCTTCCATACAGACATCCTCAACGAGTGTCCGTGCAAGCTCTGCCCAAGTCGTCGCGTTCTCATGTGAGTATTTGTTGTTGAAAATGTCCTCGCTGAATTTAGAGCGGAACATCGGATTCCGGTTCGATTTCCATGTCATCTGTTTGTTTCCTCGTTTGTTTTGCAAAGCTGTCACGCCACTCAATTAGTTGCTCACGCGCCTGTCTTTCGCCTTTGATTAGGCGGCGCGCAAACTTCTGTATCGCCTCTTCTGGGACGGTGGCCGCAGCACAGACAGTAGAGAAATCGTCACCACCGTCAAGAAGCCAGCGCCTAGCTTCCCTCTTGACGTTTGCGTGCTTCCACTCTGGCCATGAAGGGTTGAGTGAACGACCCAACCCTGCACAATCAAGCAGGGCTTGCAGGACGACTGCTCTCCACAGTCTGTTTATGCTTTCGTGCGAGACCCCAGTCAAACACTTTCTCCAACGCATCATTTACTGACCGAACGACAGCGACCTTGCAGCCGCTTTCTTCTAGTCGCTGGTGGATGTGGGATTGCGCTGTTGAGAGTTTGCCTATGGGTGTCTTGACCTCAATGCCGTAGTACCGTCCTTTGAAGACTAACTGCAAATCTGGCCACCCGGCCTGAAGTCCAGCCCTTTTCAATTTAGCACCCCTTACCCTTCCACCGCCACCAGCAGGGAAGGCTGTAAGCAATACCTCTTTGCGAAGTACAGGCTTGAGGGCATCAACGATGGCAGACTGGAGAACAAGCTCCGGTTCACCACGCTTTACCCGACGTTTGATTTTCTTAATCACACCTTGTTATATGGGACACGGGATTGTATTTATATGGCCACAATCATTCAAAAAAATGTTGACCCCGCATCGTTCCGGGTCTATATGAGACAACATGAGACTTCCTAAGACAGTAATACCAAGGTCGCTAGAAAACTATTTGAAGGCAGAGGGCTACGACGCTGGCGCTTTGCCCACAGATATAAGTGCCACAAGACTGAGGGACTCGCCTCGTGTCACACGTCTGTTCAAGGAACATGCCAGTCAAATACAACCCGACTATCTGAAGAGGGGCTTTGCCAAGCTGGGTGAGGCGTGGCATTCCTATATGGAGAAACACGCGCCTGATGGTTGGATAACAGAGCGCCGCTTCTATGCGCAGGTCGAGGGAAAGATTGTGTCGGGTGCCATCGACGCTATTGAGCCGACAGACACCGGCTTCAAAATCTGGGACTACAAGCTAATGACAGCTTGGAAAGCTCAGACGGACCTCAAAGAGTTTGAGAGGCAGCTTAATATATATGCGTTCCTTTTGAGGCAGTCTGGCCTCAACGTGGAGGGTCTGTATATCAGCGCCATCATTCGGGACTGGTCAGACAGGAAGGTGGGTACAGGGAATTATCCTGACACTATGTTCCCTGTGTTTGAGCTTCCACTTTGGTCTGCTAAAGAGGCGGCAGATTACGTCCGAGATAGAGTGCAGACGCATTATGCAGCCGACCTGCCTCTCTGTACGCCAGAAGAGAGATGGATGTCAGACCCAAAGTGGGCGGTGGTTTTGGAAAAGACGGGCAGAACTGTCAAGCTGTACGACCACGAAGACGAGGCGTTGAAACACAAGACAAAGTCACCATTCTTCGTACAGAAAAGGGAACCCGAACCAATCAGGTGTCAGCGTTGGTGTGAGGTTGCGGAGTTCTGTGACCAGTATCAAGCAGAGCTTTATGTTAAGGAGATAAAGAGTGACGGAAAAGATTAAAGAGGTGCAGCGTGCGCTGCATCTCATGGGTGAGAAGCTGAAGATTGGCAACAAGGAATACACCACCGTTCCAACAAGGCTTGAGGTGTTTAGAAAGCACGTTGCTGCGGAAGATATCCCAGACATGCCATGTCTCTACACATGGGTGTCAACCAATGAGGATGTGGTTACTGTCCGTGCCTATCTCGCAGAAGAAATTGAAGTCATCATCAATGAGGATGGTAAAGAGATTGTGCAAATGAAGGGCATCAAGTCTGTCGGCACGGCAGAGGAGGACCGTACTGCGTCTCGTATAAATCAGACGAGCGCGGTGGAGAATGGGGAGACCTCGGCTATCGGGCGTCTTCTCGGAAACCTTGGAATACATGGAGGGCAGTTGGCCTCCGCTGAAGAGGTTACAGTTTCGATGGACAACGGTAAGGTTGTACAACTTCGGAACAAAGATGCGGCGTTGGCTCAGAAGGTAAAGAAGTTTCAGAGTGAGCTTTCAAAATGCTCAACGCAGGGTGAGGCAAACACCTATATTATATCCAAGCAGGACTTCTTGGAACACGTTCGCTCTGTTAACGAGAACCTTCACATAGAACTTAGTGCCTTTGCTAAAGAGTTCAAAGGCAAGTTGTCAGAGGAGTAATCATGGCAAATCAACACAACAGTATCAGCTTTTCTGGTAACGTCGTTGCTGACGGCAGGGTCCTTGGGGAAAATACTATTGCCTTCAAGGTGGCGCAGAACCAGTACGATGCAAAGGCTAGTGAGAACCAGCACACCAACTGGTTCCAGTGTTACTGGTATCAGAAGGACCCGACCAAATTGGTTGGTGCCTTTCGGAAGGGTGCGCAGGTAATGGTGTCTGGCTCCCTTCGTGCGTCAAGCACTGAGAAGGATGGCAAGTCTTATCATAACTTGGATATCCGTGTGAACGACGTGGTCCTTCCTCCCAAGGAAAAGGAAGCGCAGCCTGACGCCACAAGTGCTGCGATTGACGACGATATTCCGTTCTAAGAAAGTTCGTTCCTCCGTGCATCTAGGCAGGGTCAGGAAACTGCCCTGTCTAGTTTGCGGAGACCCCGGCCCAAACCACGCTCATCACATACAGTTTGCAGAACATCGTGGGCTTGGACAAAAGGTGGGGGACCAATGGACCGTCCCTTTGTGCGGGATGTGTCATCACGAGTTACATAATACTGCGGAAGGCGAAAGGCTCTTCTGGACATTTAATGGGGTGGATGCAGTTGAGGTAGCAAAAGACTTATGGAGTAAGTCAAATGCCGAGGCCGAGACTAGCGATGAACACCAAGACCTATAACTTGTTAATGCCTTTGGAAGACTGGCAAAAACTGGCGAAGCTAGCACATGCCAAATCACTCGAACTAGGTGTGTACATATCCGTGGCTCACCTAATACGCGAGGCTTACAAGGCCGTGTATTACGAGGAGTTAGAATGAAACCAGTACCACGCTCCGCGTTCACAGATGTCAGCGGGTTCGAGGCAAAGAAGCACGCTATCCGTCAAACTACCGATGGGTTGTGGCAGCTTACTCTTACAATCTCCGACTTCGGAAGTGCCGACTGGCTGGTGTTCGCGCCGACTGGTTTGCCGATGGCTATTGGCATCAAGGCGCTAGACTATGATAATCCAGAGATTGGAGAGAGTGATGATGATGAGCCTCTGAAGAGGTACATCACACGCGCGGCTATGCTTTGCAAGAACGAAAGGTTTCAGTCCTACATGGAGTTTCGCGCAAGCGAAGAAGGCTTCTATGGATGGGGTATGGGTCAGCCAGAAGAGGAATGCGCCAGTGCTTTACGACACTTTCTTGGTCTCAGTAGTCGTTCTGAGTTGGCTGCTGTTCACAATGATACCGTAAGAGACAAGATGGACAAGCTAGTCGCTGACTTCCGTGTTCATTTGAAACGGTTCCAAACTTAAAATATACATACACACCACTGACCATACATTAGGAAGGGATGCATGGAACAGATATCACAGGTACTGGACAGGTACACAAGGGAACTGCACGAGCGTAACACCAGCTTCCGCAATCTCCAGCGTCACAACAGCACCGTCAAAGTTTTGATTGAGAACATGGGTGATGTCCCGTTTGATAATCTCGACTGGTCAGTGACAAGAAACTACATCAGAAACAGAAAGGCGAAGCCGCAGACAGCGGCTCGTGAGTTGCACGTCCTGCGTGCAGCCTTGCATTTTTGTAGAAAGATTGGGGACATTGAATGGACGCCGTTCATCTTTGATGATGCGAAGCCACCTGCTCGTGAGCGTTGGCTTACAAAGTCCGAGATACGTTCGCTGCTCGACGCTTGCGACGATGACTTCGTGAAGCTGTGGACATTGATAGCTTTATCTACTGCGGCAAGAGCCGAGGCTATCCTGTCTTTGACGACTGACCGCGTCCACTTCGAGGAGAATATAATTGATTTCCGTGACCCGACTATAAGGGGTAAGCATAAACCACGGTCAGTCATCAAGATGCCCGAAAGTCTGCGACCACATTTGAAGAAAGCCTGCGAAGACAGTCAGTCTGGATTTGTAGTAGAGAGAAATGGCAGGCGGGTGCGCGAAATATATTCCCACTTCAAAAGGGTGGCTGTCTCTGCGGGGCTGAATGACGTGACGCCGCACATCATGCGGCACACCTGCGCTGTACACATGGTCAAGAACGGTGTGCCTATATACGAAGTGTCACGCTACTTGGGCCACAAGACAGTGGCAATAACCCAGAGCAACTACGCAAAGTTTGCGCCAGACTTTATGGAGAAGTCATCCGAGGTTGGGTCTAGCCTCATCTCTTAGTGAGGCACACCCAACTTCAAGAACCTCTCAGAGATTCTTTTAGCCCGGTTCGGAGTTTGCTTGTTCCATCTGCTGTCCAAAATCTCGACAGCCACGTCGTCCCATCTTCCGGCCTCGGCGAAGGCAATCGTCTTCTTGAACTGACTCAATCTTGGCCTCCCAAGTTGAAAGCACATGTTCGCAAAGCACCTCTGCGCTTCTTCGGGATAGGTCTCCCACCCTTTGAATATACGAGTGCAGTCTGCAATGCATGTTGCAACGTCCTCCTCAAAAACCTCTTTCACACGAGAGAAAGCGACGGGCGTACCCAAGTCTTTGCCGAACTCTGGGTCACCCCTTACAATAAGATGGCCAATCCCGAAAGTAGGGTGACCTTCGGAGCATAAATAAATTTCCTCCTTGCACCCTTCATCGACTGTAAGTTCTTCTCTCAACAGGTCTATATTCATTACCTTTCCTCCTCGACACGGATGCAAAGCAGTTCTTTGTTGAAGTTCTCTTGCTGAGTCAAATCAAACTCAGCCACCGTTGATTGAAAGTAGCACTGTGCCATCGTGTCTGTCTCCATCAATGGGGTGACATCAAAGTCATACGGCGTAAGTGCATGTACCAAAACCAGCACCCATACAGTTTTCATTTCTCGTGACCTAACCAGACAGCGAACGCCCCAGTCATAGCGCCCGTGACGGTAGCTGTCAAACTAGCGGCCTGTGTCGTCATCGCCTCCGGCGGCAGGCTTTGGAACCACCACAGTGTCTCCATGTACATCCAAGTCATTACCCCCATCATTAGTCTGGGTAGTATTTTCCACTTTAGAAATCTTTCCATTGTTAATTCGGCCACGGTTCTTCCTCGCTTGTTCCTCCGTTGTACGGTTGTGCATGTCCCATAAGTGCATGACGTACATTATTTTTTCCTAAATTTATCAAATCCGCGTAAACCGATGGCCGCTGAGATGACGCCTAAAACGGCACCTTGGTACCACGTCGGCATTTCACTAATGACATCGAAGCCACGCTTGGCTAGTTCGGGGTCAATCCATGCCATCACGCACGGAGCAAGCACGATGATGGTTACCACCTCGTCCTTCCATCCGTGCTTAGTGGACTCAGCCATGATGAGTTCCCACTTGCTGTCATGCATCGCTGCGTTTTTCATAACCTCTGCTTTCGCAGCGGCCTCTGTTTGCACAAGCTCTGCCTTTGCCTTGGACTTGGAGACCTGTCCCTCAAGAAACGTGCCAGCAAGGTTAGCTAGTGGTGATATTAATGCGGTCCACATTATGTTGCGTCTCCTCTTTCACACTTCCATCCTTGTATCCACACATGAGGGAACACAGTATTGATTTGTTGTTCCATCTCTGCCGCTCTTGCAACGCACTCCGGCTTCGTGAAGTAAGGGCCGTACTCATCATGCGCCTCGAAACATTCCGGCCTGCCCATCTCTATGTAGCAAGCTAATATTATTGCCATATACATCAGTTACTACCGCGTATCCGCTCCTTGAGACGTGTCATGTCGGACACAATGCGGTTCCTCTGTTTAATAAGCCTGTCGATGCGCTTTTTCTTTTCGTCTGGTTCCGCCCCACTAGTTTTGATACCGGCAATCTTATCGTTGATTTCGTTTAAGATTGTGTATTTCTTGTTGAGGGTTGCTCTTACAGCTAGAAGTCCACGATTTGCTCTCTTTAAAGCACGAGCTTCTTCGATATTCCCTTCTTCTCTTAACCTGTTGATGCCACGCAAAAGCTCGTCGGCTTCACGCTTCATCTCATAGAACTCTGAAAGATACCGATTTGATGGGTCAGCCGGGCGTTCTTTGACAAACCTTGAGATGCCGAGATTTCTTGCTGCCGTGTCAGCAACGCTGTTGCCAAACAGTCCAGCGGGTCTTTCAGGCACGGTGCCAAAGGTTCCAAGGACACTGTCCATGCCACCTAAGAACAAGCCGCCAAGAGAACCAAGGTAACCATTAACAAGTTGCTCGAACTCAATCGGGCTGATGCCCATCGCGGCAGACCCCTGACCAACGAGCTTGGCAAACTCTGATGTGGTGGAGTATGCCCTCATCTCCGTCGGAAGTCCTCGAACACCAAGGCTTTCAAGCTCACGACCACGGAAGAAGTCCCTGTTTGTGGCCACCTCTAGTATTGGACTGATTGCCTGTGGTATTGGATTGAACGAGAAGTTGTTGAGGAAGATTTGGCTGACCGCCTCTGCAACATATTCACCATCCTTGTTTCGGATGCCGTCGATAAACACCTCCGGTATTGTCGAGAAGATTGCACCAACTTCAAACGGCTTCGGTATCAGAAACTTTTTGTCACCTGCATAGATGATGTAATAGTTTAGCTTCCTGTGTAGAGGTTCTTTATCCCAGTCATCTTGTTGCGACATGATGGAGTACAGTCCAATAGACATTCCCATCAGAGCTAGGCCCTTGACCGCAGTCTTGCGCGCCGTTGCCTCTGTGCCAAATGCTGTCCCTGTTCTGTAAAGACCTTGTACACGGGCGTTGAGGAATGGGACGAGAGGTACAAGAAGGGCAAATGTCTGAGCCAAACCACCTTGCGGATTACCACGACGGCTGTAGTTAATAAGGTTCAGTGCCTCGTATGCTGCGTCTGCCTTGTCAGTCCCGCCCTCAACCAGACGACGATATATGGCTTCACGAGTTGCGAGTTCCGTTGCCTCACCCACATAGTTGATGCGGTCAACAAATCCAGCAAACATGTCGGTGAGTTTTTGCGGAGTATCAACAATCGTGTACCCCTCGTGACGACGATAAAACCTCTTCATCTTTTTGGCAAAGTCAGTGCTGCTTTCGCCAAAGGTGTAGCCGCCGAACCCACCTATAGTTTTCATCTCTTGGATAGTCTCTGTGTCTTGCAGAGCGTTTTTCAAACCACGGATGGTATCTACCATTGGGCGAAGCGGAGCGTCTGTCGTTACCACACCAGCCATGTCACCACGAATGAGGTTGGCAATCATAAAGGACGGCGTGATTGTAATGGCGTTACGGAAGAAGCGACCGATGTTCTGCATGGTGCGAAGCAACCCTTGCAGTTGGGTGGGGGTGAACGTCCGCATCGCGGTAATAAGTTCACCGTCTGTACCCACGTCGTAGAAAACAGTCTTGCCGTTCTCTCTGTATGTGAAGTGATTGTTGTTTTGCTGCGCCTCTTCCTTGGATATCTTCCTTGGCTTTTTATTTGTGCCGTAAAAATCAGTACGCTTGAGTTGCTCCACCACGTTAACGACGCGCTGCGTTGCTACGTTGCGCATACCTGCATGTACGATTGCCTGTGTGTTTGAGAAGATGTTCTCATACAGGTCACCAATGCGCTCTTCACCACCCTGTAGTTTTTGTAATACATCTCGTATCCGAGCATCGGGATTATCAAACGCTGAAGTTGAATTACGAGCGTACTCGTTGCCCCGCCGAACCTGACCGAAAAGACCTTCTGTGTACTGCTCCTCGTCGATGATGCGATAGAAAGGTACATAGTCAGCAGTGCCTATAAGTTTTTGTCTTTGCTCGCTGCTGATGGCACCGGAGTCTTGAAGAAATTTCATAAGTGCTTCGTTGAACCGCGTATAGTTGCGGAACACTGCGTCGAACTCTGGGTTCTCCCTGCCGTACCGCAAGCCCTCGGCGATATCAGCATCGCTCATCAGCTTCTCACGGCCCTCCTGCTTGAGGCGCTGGGCGCGTTGCGCATACACATACATCTGGAACTTAGCGTAGCGTTCGCCAGTTCCGATTGGCTCGAAGATTTGCTTCAAGCCCATAGTGTTTTCTGCAATTCCCACAGAGCCATCTGCGTTCAGCTTCGGTGCGCCGACCCGGCTGAACATCTCCATGCGGCCTGACATCTGCTGTGCCATCTCGGTAATCTTGAAAGCACCTTGTGCAAACGGCAGGTAGCGACGTATGGGTTTGCCGTCCGCGTCTTTACGGGTTCTTTCAGAAAGCTCAAGCTCACGCCTTGCGATAGGCGCTAGGCCATGCACAAACTCGTTGATGAACCTACGACCCTGTCCCTTGAGGAATCCCTCTTCGTTGCGCGCTCTCCATACGAAATTGCTGACACTGTCTAGTACGCCTTGCGTCTCTGGGTTGGCGAGGGTACGCCTCATCCCCTCCGTTGTTCTGTAGTCTCCTGCTGAGAACCGGATTGACGCTTCCTCACCGCTAGCCTTGCGAGTGCGTCCCCCAGCCTTTCTATCTGCTTCTCGGATAGCTCGTCTGACATCGTCAAATCGGCCTCTTCCGTCCACGGAGCGTAGCCCTGTTTCTCCATTTATTAACTCCTCATATACATCTTCATAGGACTGATTAAGTCTTTCTTCCTGACCACCCTCACGAAGCAGGGAGTACAAGTCTTTCTCTGGATACCAGACGATTGCTTGCAGGTCTGCCGATGTTACGTTGATACCGTTCTCTGCAAGAACCTCACGAGCGCGGCCAATGACAGAGCGTATCCACTCTCGCTGCGCGCCACTGGTCGGCGCATCAATCGTGGTCAATCCATTTGTTACCGCACGAGCCGCCTCACGCATAGCCGGGGACTTCTCCATCTCTCCAGCTTCGATGGCGTCTCGATTTTCTGCATAGAACCGCTCACCCATGTTGAACACACGACTGACCGTATCGAAAGTGTATTGCTCGTCTGAACCATAACGGTCCGGGTCAAACTCAATACCTTCCTTACGCATCTCGGCGGCAAGATTTTCGATGTTCTCTTGCAGCTTGGGCTTGCCAACCAGCACGCCAGTCATGCGTCCCCAAGTGCGCATAAACCACTTGTCAATAGTAATTGGGTCGAAGTTACCCATGAGGTTCTGGTAAAAACCTTGACCAATCTTCGGCCCAAATACTGCCG